TTTTAGGTAAGGACGGTGCTGATGGAACACCTGGTTTAGATGGAAAAGATGGTGAAGATTCTTTTGTGCATTTCGCATATGCTCAATCTGCCGATGGAAGTGTAAACTTTAACGTTTGTGAGTATGAAGGTGCAACCTATATAGGCGTATATACTGACAATATCAAAGCAGACAGTACAGATTATAAAAAATATGCATGGTCAAAATTTAAGGGCGATGATGGTAAAGACGGAGATAGTATATATATTACTTCTACGGAAGTTGTATATATTCCTAGCGATAACGGAATTACACCACCGCAAGCAAATTCTCTTGCTACCAGTGATGGCAAAAATATTGTTGATAGTAATGGAAATGAAATTGCAACGAATAAATGGTTATCTTCTATTCCATATGTAATTGAAGGTTCTTATCTTTGGACGAGAACGATAATTAGTTACACTAATGGTACGAGTTCTACAATTTACTCGGTGGGAAAAATGGGGAATACCGGAGCGCAGGGACAACCAGGGGAATCGATTAACGGGAAGATGTTGTATCGAGACCCGGAATTTAAAGTAGGGTTAAACGGGACTAGAACTTATGGTGCGCAGAATGGCGGGGGAACCGTGGTAATATCTCGCACGAAAAAATCAACAGGTCAAAATCAAGCGGGATCGTTGACATCCACCGAGGCGGCCCAAATAAAGGAAAAACTATCGGGTTCCCCGTACTCGGAATCGGATTGGTGCTTGTACATCAAGTGTCATGGTGGCACGTCAACAGGTCATCTAGGAGGATTCTACTTCGGGAATCAATCGAGAGCGAATGCCGTGTTCATCGTTAAAGTTAGTGCCAAAATACCCGTCGGGTACACGCTTAAAAACGCTCATAATTCACATGGAACTGGTTACAAGCAAGAATTTCTAACCCCCATGGTGGGAACGGGGAAATACGAGACTTATATTTTCAAGGAAACTTGCGGTCCAACCGGAACTTTTAACACCGTGAATCACCTTTACCTTTCTGGCCCGGTGACAACCGAGGCCGCCTCTTGCGAGTGGTTCGTGGATTACGCAACTGTCTTTGACCAAACGTCGGACGGGTATGCCGATATAGAAATCGTCACGAAAGATTCTTTCGCGGTACAGCTTGGGTTTACGAATTTCGAGGCACTGAAGGCGAACGCTTTAACTAAAGGTCCGCTAATAAAAGCGGGGCTTATTAACGCGGATGTTATAGATGTCAACACGCTGGCGGCCAATAACGCTTTTATCGACAAGTTAAGAACGAACATCCTAAAAGCTAACGTTATCACGGCCAATATGATTTCCGTTATCGGTTTCACGTTTGCCGACAACAAGATAATTGGCGGCAAAGACTTTGGTGTGGGACCGGGGGTAAAGGTAACATCAACGGATTCGGAGAAATCATTTAAAGCTTACAAGGATGCTAGTAACTATATTAGCATGTACTATAATAGCGCTAGTGACTGGGGGTTGAAAGGGGTTGTGGGAGGTGCGGAACTGTTAAAATTAGGGATAACGAACAAGCTCGGTCCTTTCGCTATCGAGGGATCGTGGCTAAGGGGTAGCAACCTGGCTCTATCTGGTTCCCAGTTAAATTTCAGTTATAGCGGCCATCAAGTGTACGTGGGTAGTCATCCTGACATGACTACCGCCGGGAATGCCAAGCTGGGGACTTTCATGTTGTCCGGGGGAGGTTATGGAGGTCTGGGTAGTAATAAACAAGTGGCGTTGATCGCGGGAGCCCCCAATAATGGTAATGCTTATGCCATGGCAGTGACACAGGGGATGTTAAAAATATTTCCAAACGTGCATATCGTGTCGGGAGTTTTCAGGGCTTACATGACGGGAACCAACCCGGGTATAACGCTGGGGAACGAGTATCCCAATATAATATGCCTTTACGGTACTGGTAACAGGAAGAAAGTAAACTTGTACGCGGGTATGGAAATCGGAAGCCATTTTTTCATAACAAGCGAGGCCTCGCAAGGGTTTGACGTGTTATGCACGGGAAGTGAAAGATTTTACCGCAACGGGAACACGTACGTGGCTGTCCAGTCAAGTGGACAAGATACTGTTCTCGTGATGAAGACGGACACGTACAAGTGGACGGCCTGCCAGCTGCCTATTAACTGGCTTGGGACGTGGAATCCTTGATTGTAAGAAGTGAATTAATATCGAACATGTAAAATTAACGAGTATGAAACTGACATTTGTAGACAGATTTGCCATTAAGAATCTCATTCCTGATCAGGCTAACATCATAAAAGGTATGTTGTTCAATTCAATCGCCAAAAAAGTGAATTTCACCCCGGAGGAGATAGATCGTCATGAACTTTTGAATGAAGAAACGATTATAAACAATATCACAGAGACCATAGATGTGGTATTCGAGGAATCCGAGTTAGCGGTACTGAGAGAGAGGATCGACGAGATGGATCAAGCGGGAACGATTCCATTGCAGCTTATCGATTCTTATTGCAAGATAAAGAACACGAACGTTTAATTAAAAAATTATAGAAATGGAAATTAATTACAAGACAGTAGCGACAACCACGATCCCGGTTATTTTGAAAGGGATCAACGTGAATTTTTCGGCGGAGTACGAGAACAACATCCCCGGTATCGTGACTTTTAGTTGCGACGGGCATTTCGTGGACGAGAATTCACGGCGTTCCGATTATTTGAATTTTAGCGGGTCTTACGACTGCGAGAATCACTCTTTCACAGCCATCAGTGGTGGTCCGGTGTCACCCGTTTTCTTGACGTTGCTGGAGCAACCGATCATGGAGTTCTACAACACGATCAAGGAAAGGTGATAAAAAAAGGGGGGAACTTTTTCCATCACGGTACTTGTTCCCTCCATAATTAGAGTTTTCAATACGCGAAAATAGTAACAAATAATGCAATATTGAAAAATAATGAAATAAAAGGAGGCGAGTAATGATAGAATTTTTTGTAACAGGTGATTTTAACGTTATTCAATCGCAAGTGTACATTATACTGGCGATGTGGGCTATAATGGTTCTCGCTGTTTGTATCGACTTGTGGGCAGGTACGGATAGTGCTAAAGCCCGGGGAGAGAAGATTTATTCTGGCGGTTTGCGGAGAACTTTTTCGAAGCTTGGGGATTACTGGCGAATACAAGTCATGGCCTTGATATTTGACTTGATCGGGAGTTGCATAGACTGGTACACGTTACCTTTCGCCTCGATGCTCGTGACGGCCGCAATCGTGTTGATCGAGGGCCGAAGTGTTTGGGAAAACGAGAGGGCAAAGAAGAGCCAGGTGGCGAAACTGCCGGACGCTATCCGGGCGATAATTCAATGTGCCGACGCTAAAACGGCGGAACAGTTACTGGACAAATTAAAAAAACTCGATGATGAAACTAGAACTAAATAGAATAGCGAAGAAACCTTTATACACGATTGGTCGGTTATTCGTGGACGGGGAATATTTCTGTGACACGCTAGAGGATCGTTGTCGTGATCTCGACAAGGAGGAAAAGGTAATGGACGAGACGGCGATCCCGGCAGGAACCTACGAGGTTATCGTGAACGTGTCCGCGAAATTTAAACGGAAATTGCCTTTGCTTTTGAATGTTCCCCACTTCACGGGTATAAGAATTCACAAGGGTAATACAGACAAGGACACGTCCGGGTGTATTCTCGTGGGAGAAAACAGGATACCCGGAAGAGTGATTAACTCGACAAGTTACGAGTTAAGATTAATACGTGTACTGGAGGAAGCGATGGTGGCCGGGGAAAAAATAACCATAACAGTAAAATAGCAAGTTTTATGAAAGCAAAAGAGTATTCAGTTTTTGAAGGGGGAGAGCGTGACTATCACCAGCCCGTGAATGCAGGTGAGCAAACAATTCATCGAGAGTCTTCCATTGGCGTGTGTCCCCGAGATGAAGAATTATCTTCCATGGATAGGGGTGTTCAACAAACAGGGGAAACATCTTTGTTGCTATCACGTTGTAATAATCTCGATGATATTTTGGCTCGGACAAAATTGAACCCCAAGATTGTAACCATCCCGGATGACTGGCAGAAGAAAGCGACCGAGGATTTTCTGAAAGGAGGACATCGGGATAATCCCGGGAAGAGGGGACGTAACGGGTCAAGTCTTTTGATGACGAAACAAGAGCGGTATGAATAAATTTCTAGTCGTGTGTTGTATGGCTTGTTTCACGATTGGCTTCTTTTTAGGTCGTGGAACAGTGGAAGAAAAAGAAACTGTTGATCACGTGGAGGGTAAAACGATCCATGACACGATTACCCACCTCGTTTGTGATACCGTTTACCTAGCGGGAGAATTGAAATACAAGTACATTTATAAAACAGACACCATTTTTAAAGATGTTCCTATCGTGGATCGTGAGGCCACGCTAGCGGAAACAGTGAGAGATTGGAACTTAACACGAAGTTACAAGAAAACCTTATTCGATAACGAGCATGGCAGGTTTTCGATAGATTTACTTGTGAAATATAACGAGTTACAACAACTCGACTATTCTTTTACTCCCGTTCACAAGGAAATTAAGATCACTAAAAATGATATTTTTACTCCATTCGTGTCGGTCTCCATGTTAACCCTGAACTCGTTTAGTATCGGCGGGGGATTTTTCTATCACAACTTGGGGTGTCGAGTAGAATGGGCACCGGTTGGTTTAAATTGGGGAATAATGTATAAATTTTAACTCTCGATCATTTCCAACTTTTTGATATGTAACGATGGCGTAAAAAGGCATCAAAAATAATTCAGGATTCTATACGGTAATAAATTAGGGTAAACACGGGATTGAATACAAGTCTTTTCACGTGTTCTTGGCCCCGAGTTATACTATTTTTAGAAATTATTTATACATTTGTACCGGGTGAAGGAGATTTCACCTGGTTTAAAAGGATTAACGTGTACTACACAACCATTGATACTCCCACGGTGGAACGATCGAGTATCTTTGGGGAGACGTGGTACGTATATATAACGTGTACGTACCCGTCTTAATTGAACTGTTCCGATCGTTCCACCGTGGGGAGCAGTGAGATTAAGCGGGTACGTTTTTTCATGCTTAAAATTTTGCAATTATAGACTTGGTAATGTCGGAGATGCGACACGGCTGTGTGTGAAATGCAAGGCGTCAACGAATCTCTCGTTGGCAGGGGTATCCGGAGAAAGGATACCCCTTTAATAAAAAAAGAACATATCTTTCCCCAAAAAAACTGTCCTTTTTATCCTGCTTCTCAATACCTATCATTGTAACAAAAATAGCTGTCATGATAGAAATGTTCATCAATAACAAACCTTTGGTTTTACCCTCCGATTTAAAGATCCGGGTCGAGATCAATTCCCCGGCATTTGAATCAGACGTGATCCCCTCCAGCATCGTTTATTATTTTAACGTCCCGGTCACCCAAAACGAAGAAGTTTTCAACTACGCCAATTACGTTGAAGTAAAAAACAAATACCGTGAATACAACTGGAAGATGAGATTCGAGGGATTTTGGATATTCTCCGGGAAATTAATCGTCACGCAAATAAACACGGAATTCAGGTGCGCAGCCTCCATCAAACAACTACCGACCGAATTCGGTGATAGAAACATAACCGATTTTACCTATGACCGAATCTTACTCGGTAGTAAAAGCATGAAAGAATACGTCAACGAGGTCAGGAAACAAAAATCATTCACGCTCTCTTTTCCTTCCATTTACGCCCCGAACCTTTACGGGGAAGGAGAATCGGCAGACAACCAAGACTTCGGAAAAATCGTGAACGCCATGAATATCGAGAATACCAGCTCGAACGTGAACACGGTCATTCCCTGTTTTCACGCCATATACATCATCGAGACCATGTTCAAGTCGGAAGGTTACCAGATTCTCAATTCTTTCGATCACTCTTTCAAAGAACTCCTTCTTTTCAACAATTACACCCTTGACCAGTTATCCGTGGAAAACTACGCGTTCTCGAATCTCGTTGGAAAAACGAATTTAATCCTTACTGCCACAGATGACCCCACGAACAGCATCCGGTTTAACAAGTATTACGCCACCCCGGGAGAATACGAAATCAGTATTTTCGCCAAAGCCAAGTTCACCTCTCACTCCAACCCCGAAAATACACAAATGATCGTTGAAGCATCCATGGTCTACACGGCACATCAAGGAAACCCAAACGGTACCCGCAAAGAAATCAACCGTGTTAAAGTTGAATACGATCCCAATTACCGTGATAAAATTGACGTTTTCATCGATATTTGTTTCACGCAAATTTTCGAACAACCCGGGGAAAACTGGCTATATTTCGAGATGTATGCTTACAATAGCAAGGGTAACGCCATCTTGAGAAACTACGAGATCACGGAAGGATATATCGAGATACGCCGGATTAACTCATCTACCACGGATCTCAACACTTACATGAAAGAAATAAACCCCGTGAATCACCTTCCCGAAATCTCATGTAGTGACTTTCTCTTATCCTTCAAACAATTACTCGGCTTCATATACCTGTTCGATTTCACTAATAAAACACTGCAAATCGTTTTCATGAAAGATCTCTTGAAAACGAAGGTACTAGATTTAACGGAACAATATATCTCGGACACCCCTGACATGGAGATCAAGGAACCACTATCACACGAGTTAAAATACGATATAGATGAATTCAACATGAACGGCTACACTTATGAAGGCCAGTACAACTCGTTAAAAGAACTCCCCTCCCCGATTCGTGAAAAACTACTCGTTAAAATCAAAAACATTAATAGCTTTTACGAATCCAAAATCGTCGACAACACCCTACAATGGGTCCGAACCGCCGACACTTACAAACCCCTCGTCACTCACAAGTACACGAAAAAAGAAAGTATCAATATCAAGTTACAACCAATCGCCATGGATGAATACAAGAATGCCATACATCCATATTACCCGGAACGAGGTGTCTCTGCCCTATACTCGCCAAGCACGAGCAAAATCGACAAGTTGATCTGCATGTTAAGGACTGACGCCTACGGGGCCACGACGGCAAACATGGGGTATTCCATACTATCTAATATGTTCTCTTTTGACCTGGAAGCCGAAGACGGGGCGTACAACAAGTATTTAAAAAACTGGTACGATTTCATCTCCACGGCCAACACGTACACGTTCTCTTTTCGAGTGAACATAGAGGACGTGTTCCGGATCCTCACTTTATTTAACCCGCAAGAAGGAACCCCGGAAGAACAAACACGTAGGGTCAGGGTATTGAACCAGGAATACATCCCGTTTCAATTCACGTTCGAATTCTCTCATAATAACATCATTTGCCAAGCTAAACTCATGAAAAATGACAACGACTGATATAAACCAACAAATTCAAGCCTTTAACAAGGACGTTGCCGGCTGGGGAAAACGTGTCCGGAACCAAACGATATTCAACGCCAGAAGACTAAAACATCCCTCGCCCAAATCTACTTCTCACGATCACGAATCCCTAGGAGACTCCATCGGGGAAAAAACGTACAAAAGTGACGGGGAAATTGATTGTATTGGATTCTCGTTCGCACGACACGGGGTGTTTTGGCAGAAAGGTGTTGGCCGAGGCTACGTCATGCAAAACGGAGTTGTTTTATGCGGTCAGAAAAAGAGAATCGGGATTAACAAACACGACAAAAGAACCTCTTTCGTCGCCACGGCAGGACCAATCAGACGTAAACCCGTGGACTGGTTCAACGGGCTAATATCACAAGAAATTGAAACACTCGCCGATATCGTTGCCGACCACTACGCCGATCGGGTTATCAACGCCACCCGGATGACGATCCGGTAATTCAGCCTCAAAACGGGATATTCCTATCCCGTTTTTCTTTTCCAAATTATTATTCGTAATTTATCCCCGCAAAATCAAAACAAGGAAAATAATGTATAGTAGTTTTCTAATATTTGATCTGGAAACAACCGGATTACTTAAAACGAATGACTCACCAGAAAATTACGAGTCATACCCACAAATAGTACAAATATCATGGTCTCTATTAAAAATGGGATATCAAAATGCCGAAATTAAATCATTCTATTTATGTCCTTCTTGTAAAATTTCTCCTTCCGCACAACAAGTACATGGTTTATCAAAAATCTACCTCAAAATACATGGTTCACAACCAAATGAAGTTTTTGATGAATTCTTAAAAGATGCTTCTAATGCCGAAGTGTTAATCTCTCACAACATAAAGTTCGACTTTCCCGTTTTAGAAGCAGAACTTTATAGATGGGGTTACGATAGACCATTAGCACGAAAAAATTTATGGTGCACAATGGAGGCAGGGAAAAAATACTGGGGTTACAAAAAGTATCCCAAACTCATAGAATTAGCAGAATTTTGTAATGCCATTTCAAAAGATTCAATTCAGATTAACTATTCAAATCTACATAACGCTCAAACAGACGTTGATTTAGCTTTACAATGTTTCGTCTTTCTAATGAGAGATAATTCTGATTTATTCAAAAATATAAGAATACGATACGCTAAAAAACAAAAAAAAGTACTGCCACAAAAATCAATCGAACATCCTATAATGAGGAAATCATGTACTCAATGCAATACCTTAAACGATGAAGACGCAACATATTGCAGAATATGTGGAAAATTTTTTACATCCTATTCTGCAAATATTGAATGCTTTGATAAATTTTCATACACCCCATGTCTTCACTGTAAAAAAAATACACCTACCAAAGAAGATGAAAACAAGTATTGTGTCAATTGTGGAAAGATATTAGACTTTTAAAGGTAAAGTTTAAACGACTATAAAAATAAAAGCGAAATCACTTGGTTTCGCTTTTTCTTCCCCTCAAATTTTGCCATCTCACAACTTTCCTCTACTTTTGTAATGCTTAAACAAATCAAGAAGGGTGGAGATAGACCGCCCCGAATCCGTGGAGCGGATTTTTTATATCTATCAGGAAACGATATTGTAAGATACACGGCGTGTACCCCCGTCTATATACTGTAATGGTATATAGGACCCTTCTTGAGAGTTTAAGCAGCGGGAAAGGCACGCCGCTTTCTGTGCCTACAAATGCTTAAAATCAAGAATCATGAAAAAACAATTTCAAACCCCGTCACCCCGGGGCATCATCGCTCAACGAAACAAGGTAAACACCTTCCGAGAACTATTCCTGAACAACCTTGACTCCCCTCACGTGGAGATTTACCGCAAAGCATGGGCGAAAGCAAGAGCGAGATTATCCGAGATGCAAGCTACCATCCATTTTTGCAGAAAGGAGGTATGCCATGAATAACCAACAAGCATCAACCCAAGCCGAGAAAGCCGTCATCGAATCGTGTATCCGGGACATGGAAAACATCTGTCAAGCCATTCAAGGCATCTACCCCGCCATCAACTCGAACATCCCGATCTCTCGATTCACCAACTCGGAAAAGGAAGCCTGTAACTTCATCGAGGCCATTCAAGCCGCGTTTGTCTCTGCTGGGAATCTATTAACGTCCGTCATCAGAAAGGAGGTTAAACATGTGTAACGACAAATACCTGGAAGCTCTTGAGGAATTAATGGACTCGTTCCTTGAACGATATTCTCCCGCCGACACGTGGCAGGAATCAAACGAACAATACACCTCCACCGAGATACTCGAGATGTTTAACTCCGTTTACCCTATTCCATTGGAAGACATTTACGAGCAACTACGGGAAAAGGGATTCAAGTGCGTTCCCGTGGCCGGGCAAGGTAAATTCGTCTGGCTACTGAAAACAAGATAAACACCTACCCCGTTCCACCCGAACGGGGTTCTTTCTTCAAAACCTGTCCTTTTTCCCGTTTTCGATAAAGTACTATTTTATCCCCCGCAAAATCAAAACAAAAAAAATAATGTATAGTAGTTTTCTAATATTTGATCTGGAAACAACCGAATTACTTCTCGCCATGTGTTGTATTGTCTATGTAAGCGATTGAGCAACAACGCCAGCTTTGTTATTGATGTGTGAATTGTTCCCGGAAAGATCACAAAGAGGCTGGTTGAAGTTCCATTTGCCACTAATTTCGACTTAAAAAGTAATTTTTCATAAAAGAAATACAGAAAGCGTGGAAAGTGATTGGCATATTTGCCAATTACGATTACCTTTGCACCTGTATTTAGTAATCATTAAAAGTGGCGACAACACTTAAAATACGGTAAAAACGATTATGACAGATAAAGGACAACATTCTTTTTTGGAAATTCCGACACAATCATCAGCCCAGATTATTAGCCGAAATGAGGTCGAAGTAATAGCTCCCGATGGAGAAGTTTTCACGGTCTTGTGCCAAATAGGTGCATACACAAGTAAAGAAACCCAAGATCACGAACTTCATTGGTTGGAAGTCTTGTTTGACAAAAACTTTTCCGATGATAAAGAGGAAATGACAAATTCTATTTGGCGAGAATCTGTACAATTTGCCATTGGTGGTGGAATTTTAGGCATTAGTACTGGTACACGCCATAAGGATCGAGCACGTATCGGTGAGCGAATTCGTCAGATACGTGAAGACAGAGGTATGGAAGCTCGTGACTTGGCAAGACTTGCTGGCATTGATGCCGCTAATCTCAGCCGTATTGAAAATGGAAAGTATTCAGTAGGGCTTGATATTTTGTCTAAAATAGCTGCCGTCTTAGGAAAGAAAATAGATTTTGTTGACCTTAATTAGTCTGTTATGATTGACATAAACAATTTCAAGGTTGAAGTTTCTTGCGAATATAAAGGAGAAACATATTCTGTACGGGATAATGGTGCTATTATGAGGCATCCTAAAAAAGCTTGTCGAATAAGACCTTTGGATAACAAATGGACTTTTGGCGAAAAAAATGAAGCCAATGGATATATGTTTTTTGCTTCAAACATTCGTGTCCATCAAGTTGTAGCATCCGCTTTTTGGGGACATCAGAAAGCGGAAGGGATGGTTGTTGACCATAAAGACACGAACAGATGCAATAATAGAGCAGAAAACCTCCATTGGGTAACGAAGCTTGAAAACGTATTGAACAATCCGATAACTCGCCGAAGAATTATCAATATATGTGGTAGCGTAGCAGCGTTTCTTGAAAATCCTACCTTGCTGCGAGATAGTTCTGCAGACCCCAATTTCAAGTGGATGCGCACCGTGTCTGAAGAGGAAGCCGCCAAATGTAAGGCCAATTTAGAAAGATGGAATCAAGAAGATACAGAATTTACAGGTGTTCCGCAAGGCAATGGTATCGGTGAATGGATATACAAAGAGTATCAGCCCGTGAAACAAGGCGATAGTGTTCGTCAGGATTGGACACAATTGTCTACACAGATGCCACATGCTTGTGAACAACAGGAAGAAATGGCGTTGCCTTCATTAATGGAATCATTAACTTCTAATGCCATGCAAGAATATTGGAAAACGCCAACGGAATTTCCCTTATGTCCCACAGACAAAATATCTTTGGAGGCATATTATTCATCATTGGAAATAGGAAAAATATTTTCAAACAACACCTATGGTACAAATACCATCATAGAATTCGCTATATCAGATGATGGAAAACAGTTGTGTGTTGCGACCCATAATCCAGAGGGACTAAAACAATGGTATATTACCTATGTATATATATTGGATGATAAGTATATTCATAAAAATGGAGGTTCCTTTTTCGAGGAGAATGGCGCATTAAAGACAATAACACTCTTTCAGGGAAAAGAATGGACTGGTGATGATTGCATAGATGATTACTGCTAATCAGATTGGAATATCGTAATTAAAAATATCACAAGATGAAAACACCTACCCCGTTCCACCCGAACGGGGTTCTTTCTTCAAAACTTGTCCTTTTTTCCCCGTTTTCGATAAAGTACTATTGCCCGTAAAATGAAGAAATCATGGCAAGAAGTAACACGACAAACAAACGGGTAAACCTGTATATCAATGGTAAAGAAGCTGCCAACAGTATAAAAGAAGTCAAGGCCGAAATGCAAAAACTCGTGAACGAGCAAGCCCGACTAAAACTTGGCAGTGACGAATACATCGCCCATGCCAAAAAAATCAAAATATTAAAAGGTATCATTCAGGAACACAACGACTCGCTAAAAACGACACATACCCGTTGGTTATCTATTTCCGGAATAACCAACGGTTTTAACACGTATTTCGGAATGGTTACCTCCTTTCTTGCCGGCCTTACCGGTATCGTGTTAGGTTTCAGAAAATGTGGAGATGAAGCCGGAAAATTTGAAGAAAACCTCAGTAACTTATCCGCGTTAACCGGGCTTGCCGGGGAAAACCTTGAATGGCTAAGTAACAAGGCCAAGGAAATGTCAATAACCACGACCAAGGAAGGAATAAATATCAAACAATCCGCTACAGACATTCTCGATGCCTTCACGAAAATGGGTTCTCAACGCCCGGAACTCCTGAAAAATAAAGAAGCTCTCGCCGCAGTAACCGAGGACGCCATCATCCTTTCAGAAGCCGCCAAAATGCAACTGGAACCCGCCGCTGCATCTCTCGCGAACGTGATGAACCAGTTTAACGCGAAATCCTCTGACAGTAGAAGAATCATCAACGAACTAGCGGCCGGATCTCAAGCCGGGGCCGGGGATATTCAATACCTTTCCGACGCGATTGAAAAGTGCGGTACCACGGCCTATTTAATGGGAATACAAACGAACCAGGCTGTTGGACTAATAGAAGCGGTCGCTCCCAAATTTAAAGAAGCTAGCATGGCCGGCAACAGCCTAGACAAAGTTTTACTAAAATTAAAAGAGAAACAAATCGGTTTTAAAACCGGAACCTTTGATATAAACCAAGCCCTAGAGGAACTTGAAACAAGAATAGCCAAGGGAGAATCCTCCGCGAAAATATTCGGGGTTGAACACGCGAAAATGGCAGAGGTCTTGATTCAAGCAAAAGAAGATATTAACCGGTACACGAACGCCGTGACCGGAGCAGAGAAAGCTATCGAGATGGCCGCGAAAAACACGAACAACAGGATGGCAGAACGGGCCCAAGCGATGAACCGACTCAAACTTCAAATGATCGAGGTCGGGGAAAAGATTTCCCCGGCAATCACGATAGGAACCAACACGTTCACTTATTTCTTAAAAGCCTTGACCAAGGCTCCCGGGTTATTCAAAGAAAACAAAGAAATTATCGTTCCTCTCGCCTCGGCAATCCTCGCCTTATCCGGGAAAACACTCCTTGCCTCCACCGCAATTATTAAAAACAGGGCAGCTCTCTTGCTTGACACGGTGGCCAAACAAAAAAACGCCCTTGTCACCGCTTTTCTAACCGAAAAAACAAACCAGTATAATATCACGCAAGGACGTCTACACCCGGCCTTGTTAAAAGCAAGAACCGCATTCGTCATGCTTAACCGTGCCATGGTGGCCAATCCCATCGGGGCCATCACGATCGCATTCACCGCCCTCCGGAGTGCCCTTACCTATTACGACCGTAACAACGAGGAAAGTATCCGACTCGAACGAGAGAAAACGGAAGTCATGAACACCCTCAAAACAAGCAACGAAAAACTCTCCGAACAGTACAAAAGTTACAACACTCAAATATCAAGATTGAACACCCTTTCACGACAAGAGAAACTCGATTTACGTGAAAAAATCGCCCTTGCAATCCAATCTGCCAAAGCCGAACTTGAACTTTACAAAACCAAACAATTAAATATAAAAAAAGAGAATACTACCGTCGGGACATGGGATATCACTTGGAAAACACTAACAACATTCAAGAACCCGTTCGCTCCCCAAAAAGGTATAGAAAGAACATTTGACAAGTTAAAAGAAACAGCCCGGAAGAAAGGAGAAGAAGCGGCCGCCGAACTTGATCCAGGGATCAACAAGATCCAAGAATCCATCAACTCCATGGAGCAAGATTTAAAACAACTCGATGATATTTTCAACGCCGAGAGTAGCGCGGACAAAATCGGTTCATCCACGATCACCCAGCTAGAAGAAAAAATAAACCTGTATAAAATAGCTCTCGACAACGCCACTCGTGAAAGTGAAGAATTTTATCGAGTCCAGACGAAACTCGTCAACACTCAAAAAGCACTTAACGAGGCGATTAAAAACAGGGATTATACCACGGAATCTGAAGATAAAGCGACCGAAAAAGAACACGCGAAAAAACTCCAGGCCGCGGAAGCATTAGCTAAAAAGAAAAAAGAAATCGAAGAACAACTCGCCAAAAAGATTCAAGAAATAAACAACCAGGTACAAATCTCTTCCTTGAAAGAAGACGAGAAAGAGATCATGGCAGCTCACAACAAATTTCAAGAGCTACTATCCATCTGCCAAAAATATAACCTTGACGCAACAGAACTTTACGAAGCGCATCACCAAGAAATTTCCTTCATTATCGACAAACAACTCGAAAAAGGTGTCACGGCAACGATCGAGGCAGAAGAAAGAATACAGGCCGCTTTAAGCTCCTCCTCCGAGAAACAAAAGAATGAAATACAGAAAAGATACTCGGATCTCCTAGCCCTCGCCCAGCAACATGGCATTGACACGGATGCCATACGCCAACAAATCCAGGAAAAGATGGATCGAGAGCTTAAAAATATTCAAGATCCAGGCGGGATGCAACTATTTAACATCACCGAGGAAGAATGGGAAGAATTCGAGGAAAAAATGAACATGGTACTAGATCTCGCCGGACAACTCAATAATATCTGGGGCCAATTCAACGAGTTTCAGAATAACCGGGATAAAAAGGAGCTCCAAGACTACGAGAAAAACACCAACAAGAAAAAGGAACTCCTAAACAAGCAACTTGAATCTGGACGAATTAGTCAAGAAAGGTATAATGCCAGAATTGCCCAACTTGACGCAGATCTTGACAAAAAGAAAACGGAAATCGCGAATAGACAAGCCAAAAGAGACAAAGCGCAAGGAATTTTCTCAGCAACTATAAACACGGCATCCTCTATCATGCAGGCTCTAGCAAACGTCGCCCCTCCATACAGCTACGTCCTTGCCGCCATATCTGCCGCAATGGGAGCCGTTCAAATTGCAACCATTGCCAGTACTCCCCTACCCGAGTACGCCCAAGGAGGAATGACGGACGGTGCTAGAGTGTACATCGCCGGGGAAGCCGGCAGGGAATGGATTGCCCCCAATAACATGCTCAACGACCCGATCACGGGGCCGATCATTCAGCAACTCGAACTCGTTCGCTCCGGAATCCTCTCCCCGGAACAATTGCGTCCCGTTTTACCGGACTTCTC